CTTTTATTTACTAATATAAATATAGTTTTAATTATAATTTTACTAGTTTTTCTTCTTTTATTATTTCTTTATATTGTTCTAATATTGTTTTTACATTGTCTATATATTTGAATTCTTTTAATTGGTCAATTACTTGCTTTTCAAAAAACTTATCATAATCCAATTCAAATACATCTTTTCTACTATCTATAAACCCTAAGTCTTCCTCGTTAAGACATATTGCCGTTTGCCTATCTCTGGGTTTCAGGTCTTCTTCACAGTTGCTTTTTATATAGAACAAATAAGGATTATCAGTATTATTAATTGCAATATCTAATCTTTTATTTGCCCACCTAGAAGCCTTTACATGTTGTGGCATAGTTTTAATATATTCGTCAAACTTTTTAGTAAATGATTTTGATATACCTATAAGCTTATAATCTACAGATTCAATCTTTTTACGTAGTGCTACAACATGATTAAGTGTTAATTTATCCCTAACTGCAAATTCTGCTATTTTATTTAGGGCACTTTTCATAAATTCAGGAGTATCTTTACGAATAATATTCATACCTCTGATATACTTTTCACCAGTGTCTCTAACTATACCATAATATCTTTTCTTAGAATTACCAAAATAGATTTTTTCCATATCATATTCAAACTTAAGATCCATTAACATATATTCATCTTGTAGTCCTGTATTATATTTTTTAACTAGATTTTCCTTTAGTGATTCATTAAATACATCTAGTTTTTTTACCATTTGTTCTTCGTTTGCTCCGGCTGATTTTACAAATATAGAATCTGTATCTCCATATAGTGTTTTATGGCCATAACCTTGGAATTCTAATACAGCAAACTTAAGGGCTTGTCTTGCAAAAAATGTAATTGCATCTGCTACTTCAGGCTTATATAATCTAAAGAAGTTGAATCCCATTGCACCATAAGCTGAATTTAGGATTAGTTTATATGCCCACTGTCTTTTATCCATTGCAATTTTTTCATCACCTGAATACTCTCCAGCTTTAAGGGCTCTATTTATTTCTACCCTCTTTAAGAATAACTTTTTAAGTACATATGGAAGTAATCCTAATTTATGTTCTTGAGAATAAAATAAATATCTTTCACCAAATAAATCACTATGTTTACCTGTATCGACGTATTTTATGTCGTCATCCTTTAATTGTTGTACAACATCTTCTATTTTAATGCCTATTTGTTTACAACCTTTTTCAGAAGCAATGAATGTTTCTGGACTAAGATTAAAGGACATAATACTTGTTGGATAAAGAGATGTATAATCCATAACAGTTACGTCATTATGTGCTCCAGGCTCAGTTGGGTTAAATACAATTGCTCCTGCGTATTGTTGTTTTCTACCATTACGCCTCATTGGAAAAATAAGTTTATTATGGAATTCTTTAAGTATATAATTATCAACAATCATTGACTTATAAAATACTAATCCTAAGGAATCTAAATTTGCAATTTGTTGAATTGTTGTGTATAGTCCAAAGATATTTATTTTATCATTTATTTCTTTTAGAATTTCAACATCTCTAATACCATACTCTATAAAACCTTTAAAGTTTGTTTTCCAATCTTTCCAAGTTACGTCTGTTAGTTTATCTAATCCAGATTCTCCAACTATTTCTTTTACTGCGGTTGCTAGTTTGTAGTTTGGAAGATTATAACCCATATCTTTTACGCCTTCCATCATATCAATATGGTCTAATCCTTTAATGTTTACTTTCCAATAGTCACCTCGTTTTCTAATATAGACATCCTTTATTGGGGATAAATTTTCATATGGTAAACCAAGAACCCTACACCTGTTAACAATGTACGGTAAATCATATCCAGCAGAATACCACCCACTGATTACATCAACCTTCATCATGTTTAGCATATTGATAAAACCTAATATCATGCTTTCCTCGTCTTTACAAAGCATATAAACATACTCACCTTTATTTACTATTTTTGGTTCTTCATAGTCTTTAGTATGTTCTGGGTGCCATGCGAATACAAAGTATTTACCCTTATTTGGTAAATAACATTGCAATGATGTTATAGGTTGTTTTGCCTTTTCAGGCATATTATCTCTTGGATTTTCTGGGTCGTACCATGTTTCAATATCGAAATACATAACATTTCTGTAATCTGACCATTCTAAACCTTTGTCTAAAACAAAGTTAAATTCAGGACTCTTATCACATTCAAATATCCTACCAGGATATTTTTTTGATATTTCATTTCTCATCTTTATAGACGTATAATGTACTTTAAAGACATCTTCTTCATATAATGAAGAGAATACAGTTGTATCAGAACAATCAAATTGTTTGATGTCTAGTATATCATCGATATGTTTTGCTGAGTAAAAGAAGTAGTCTTTAAAGTTGTCTACTTTTGTTACGAATTCGTTATTTTCGTCATAACCAAATTGATATATTTTGTATATACCCCTGTCAAATTTTGACGTGATTCTTGATAGCTTAAATGTGCTCATAGTTTAATTTTTATATAGGTTAATATAATCATTTTATTTGAAATAAAAAAATTATAGGTGATTACTTTTTAAAAGTTATTAACAATTATTTTATATTGTAAGAAGCACCTTGTTTTTCTAAAAGATTAGCTTTAACCATTTCTTGCATTATTGCCCAACTTTCTTTCCAAGTCGACTCTAATCTTAATCCATGGCCGCCTTCTGTTTGTATAATTTTTAATACTTGTTGATGAGATACACCATTACTACCAAGGAAATGCATTATTCTAGTTATTAACTCTACATTAGTTTGGTTTAGTGTAATTTTTTTAGGCTTAGCTATTTTTATTTTAGTGACTATTTCAGATGATGTTTCTTCTTCCTTAATCATTTTTACTTTACAGCTTTCTCCTACTAAAACCTCTTCCATTTTTTCAAATAGTAATTCTGGAGTTGGAGTTTTTGGCGTAACACGAGCAACTTTCCTCTTTTTAATTAGGTGAGGGTTACTTTTAAGTCTGCAATAAACAGAGTACTGACAAAGGCTAACTTCTGTTCCATAAGATTTTAACTCATTTTGTTCATCCTCAAATATTTTAATTCCATTTTCTGTAGTATGATTCCATAGTTCTTTATGAAACTCTATATCTAAAATTTCTTTTTGATTTTCTCTGATCCAAACAACTCTTTCACCCAAAGGTACATCTTTTTTAGATAGATTTGGAAACATTAATTCAAGTGTTTCACATGCACCTGGTCCAGGTGCTACAAATTTTGAATCGTGGCTAAAGTTTAATTTAGGATTAACAGAATTAGAAGTGGAGCAATGATATCCATAGTAATCACCGATTTGGTTTTCGCCTGTTAAATATAAGAATCCTTCGTGGAGGTTTTTTGCCTCTCTCATACCAGTCATAACTGTTTTTTTATGATTATATCCTGATGGCATATGCGTCCAAGAAGCTATCCATTCAGATACGTTAGACCATGTACCCTTATCATCATGCCTTGCGTTTCCTAGATACCATTCATTAACAAACCTTCTACCGGCCGTTTGTATACTTGTGTGTAACTCAGTAGTACCCCAAATTCTTTGCTTATTTTCTTTAGCTAATACAGCAATTTTTCTAAGTTTTTTAGTATACTCCCCAATTATGCCCGTTCTTTTAAAATATTGTTGTTCTTTTCCAAGAAGTATAAAGTCTATATGTGCTTTTTTATTATCGTCAATTCCAGTTAAAACATTATGTACGCCTCTGGCACCATAAAAATGAGATATAATTGTATTACCTATAACATTTTGCCATTTTAATCCTGGAACCGTAACAATATTTTCCATAATATAAACCATTCTATCATCAGCAGTTATTGATGGGTGAAAATATTCTACTTCTAGGCCTAATGCTGGGTCTGTTGGATTATATGAGTCAACTATTCCTTTTTGAAAAAGTGTTCTTCTATTAACCATTTTTACAAAATATTCATAATCTTTAAGAATATCCCAATCAATAGAATTTCTAAGTGCTTTATCTTTTTTACTATCTAGTGCAATAAGTCTATCCATCTAAATCCTCCAAGTGTCGTATATTTTCTTTTTCTGTGAAGTCGTGGGATACATGTATTACTTTACCAGTCCAGCCTTTTTCTATTTCTGCCTTTTGTACTTCGTCATCCTCAAAGAAAAACTGTACATCAATTCCTTCTTCATGTTTTATAAACTTTAATGTATTTGCCTTATGTATACCTGAACTTTCTCTGCCTTTTTTGTTAAATGGTAATGGGTTAAAGTAAACATTGTTTGTTATACCATGCTTTAATAAAAAAGCCTTTGTTTCTGGTTCTTCTTCATGACTTCTACCAGTTATTATTACGTCATTTGGTCCAGGGTGAACTCCACATATACCATTTCCTAGATGAATTACACCGTCTATATCAAATCCATTTACTTTCATTATGATTTTACTTTGTTCATTTGTTTTGATGTAGATTCTGTCAGTCTTCTATTAGCTAGCTCAGTACATTCATAAATAGCGTCTGAAAACATCATTTGATCTGGTGGAGTTTTTTGAGTAAATGCTGAAGGACCTCTTAGTGCACCAACAACACCTAATTCTCTTGCAACCTTTAAATATCTAATAGCATCTATTACTACTCCTGCAGAGTTTGGACTATCTTGTACACTTAATTGCGCATCAAATAATACTGGAGAACCTCCAAATCCTTCAAGCTCTAATCTAAAGTTTGCAACTTTGTTGTCTCCATAAAAGTGAATATACTCAGAAGGTCCTGCATGTAGAAAAGAATCATCTGTTGAAATACCTCTAATTTCGTTTTGTGCTCTAATAACATTTTCTTTAGAAATCTTTTTTGAAGCTAATCTATTTTTATCCTCCATATTTAAGAAGTCAGTATTACCACCTACATTTCTTTGAATGTGGGCTTTTACATGGTGACCTCTTTCAAATGCTAATTCTTGCAACATTTGAGATACAATACTTGCACCAAATTGAGAACGCATATCATCCCCAATCAATGGAATACCTGCGTCAATAAATCTTTGTTCCCAAGCTGGATCAGAGGCTATAAATACTGGTATACAATTTACAAAGGAAATTCCAGTTTCTAGACAGATTTCTGCCCAAAATTCTGTAGTCTTTTGAGAACCTACAGGTAAATAATTAACTAGTACTTCTACCTTTCTTGCAAGCAATTCTTTGATTATTTTATTTTTCCATTTTCTTTCTAATTTGGATGTCCAAGATATTCTATTCATGTCTGTAGAATTCCTCAGTTTTTCAGAAACTAAGAATCTATTTTCTTCTGGATAGTTATCCATTAAACCAGCGTAGCCATCAATTACAGGGGCTTCAAATACAGGGGCTGTAGATTTAATGGTATCTACAATACTCCATGAACAGTTTGGTTTTTGTTTAAGTGCTTTGCCTAATGGTAAACCAGTTTTACGCTCATCAATATCAAACCCTATTACAAATTCAACATCTCCGGCTAAATAACCACCTATATCCATTTTCATTACTCCTGTTTTAGCATCTGTATGTTCGGCGTAATATTGTACCCCTTCTACCAATGATGTTGCACAGTTACCTGCTCCTATAATTCCTACTTTAATTTTGTTGTGTTTCTTTGACATTTTAATCCTCTTTAATTGTTATTTGTTTTATATAATATAATAAAATTTTTTCAAATAGAAAAATTATTTCACCTTTAATTTTCCCATAATAAATACTAAGCTACGATATCAAAACTTCACTTTTATGGTATTTATTTTCACAGTTATTTTCCATGTCCCACCTATAAAATTCTCTGCTGACGTGTACACTTTTTGGTTTTTCCATTGCATCAAAAGATAATTGTTGTTTTTCATTTAACATTTCTTTTGGCCAGGATTTAACTGTCCATCCATTAGTTTCACAAACAGAATCTATAGTATCATTAAATATTTTTACAGCTTCAGATCTTTGTTCCCATGTTCCATAAAATGGTGTATCTTTATAGTATCCTGTTTTAGGTAATTTTCTACTTTCATCTTCAATAGGTATAGCATGTACCAATTCTACATTTTTTATACCTAAACAATTTATTTGGTCTGCTAGGTATAGCACCATTACTTGCATAGCTTTACGCCAATCATCTGGTCTTCTACAGATATGGTGTCGTATATCTATGTTTCCAGCATAAAAAGTTAAATGTGTTAAATCATCTGTGTTTATTCCAGACTTTTCCATGATTTTATCCTTTAATCCGTCTCTTAATACAGAATAAAGTGTTAATCCATCATTTCTACTAGTCATATATCCAGGTTGATACATAGAAAAAGAATGACTATCACCAAAACATAATTTTGTAGTCTTTTCTACCCTATCGAATTTTTCAGTTTTATCTACTGCTTTTTGTAATTCTTCTAAATCTATTATCTGGGCAAATGGAGAAGTAGAACTATTTTTAAGTCTTTTAGAAACCATATCTACTAGATCTGGCATTTCATGTTGTAGGGATAATAATCTTCCGGGGAAACTTTCTAGCTGGATTAGCTTTTTGCAAAAGTCATCACCTAAACCCCCAAATAAATTAAGAGTACCTTCATAACTTATACCCATATAAAGTATAATTGCGTCATAGCTATTAAGCTTTTCGCCTTTATCTAAAATTGTAACGTTAGTATATCCTGCGTTTATACACTGATTTAATACTTTGTGGGCCCACGCTCCATTATGGTTTGATATTCTTTTTGATATTGCTCCTGAAAGACCGTCAATACCTATTTTAATACCTTTATCCTGAATTTTGTCTGTTAGTGTTATCATATTATTTTGTTCCCGATGAACCAAATCCGCCTTCTCCTCTTGTGGATACTGCTTCATATAAGTTATTTTCTTCTACTAATTCTATTGATGGATCACCTAATGGTAATAATACAAACTGAACTATCTTGTCTCCTGCAGCTATTGTTTGTTCTTCTGCACTTACATTAGTTAAATTTATATGTAGTTCTCCTTGATAACCACAATCAACTACACAGGCTCCAACATGTAATCCTTTTTTAGTGGCCACACCAGACTTATTAAATGCTATTAGTGCGTATCCTTCAGGTACATTTACTTTGATTCCACTTGGAATAAAGCAAGATTCTCCTGGGAATAGTTCAGTCTTACCATTGTAGTCATTTGGTATAAAAAAATCTACACCTGCATCTGTTGAGTTTGCTCTAGTTGGCGTTTTTACATCTTTAATTTTTGTTATTTTCATTTCTTTTTCTCCTTGATATAGTTATCTAGTGCACCTATATAAGCAACACAGTCTAATAAATTGTCTTCTCTATAGTTATATGAATGCCTGGATAGTTTTAAAGCTACTAGAGCTGAATACATATCTTCTGCATTAAATTCTTTTCCAGTCATACCA